TTTCGCCGATAACGTCGAATGTCCACTCCGCACCGAGGTACGTGGCGCTGTCGTGCACGTAACCGCGGTACCCGGCAATGTTCGTGCAGTGCACGTCAAGGCACGCACCGCCGAGCGTCTGCGCACCGCCGGTCAGATGCGGCGCCTCGATCGCGGCGTACAGGCTGCCGCTGCCGTCGCCGCAGAGACCACGGATTTTCTTGCCGCCCGACTGCGTATCCGATCGACTGACCAGCACGCGCAACGTGAACGTCATGCGGGCGAAACCACCGAACGACTGCAGCGGTTGACCGGTGAAGCCAGCGACATAGAACGTCGGCGGCAGCACGCTGTCGAGCGGGTTGTCGGCGATTTTGAAATCGGGAAAGGCCTGTTTGACCACCGCGCCGAATCCTGCGCTGACCGCGTCGGCATCCATCAGGCGAATCCGGGCATGCAGTAGGGCGAGATGAGTGCCATCACGTCGGGGTCTACCTTGCGCACGGTGATCGCGCCCCAGTCGGCGCTGCCGACGACGCCCTCGAGCGAATCCTTGCGCTTAAACAGGCGACCGCCCTGCAGCAGTTCCGCCGTGAGGATGGCGGGCGGCGTCGCGACCGGCCATCCGTAGCGGGCCAGGACTTGCACGTATGGGTACAGCTTCCATCCGTACGACAGGTTGCGGATGAACGTGACGGGCTGACCCTTGGCGATCGCGTTATCCGGTCCGGGGTCGTACGTCGTGGCCGGCAACGTCGTGAACGTGCCCGTACTCGTATTGCCCGTGGCCACCGTGAGGCCGGTCAGATCGCCGATCGGGTCGACGAGCAGGGTCGCGCCGGGCGAATAGATGTCCGGGTCAGCGATGAACGAGGCGCGCGTCGTGTGATAGACGCGCGCCGTCGCCGAGGCGGTCGCCGCCTCGAATGTGCGGCCGGCCAATTCGTTGATTTGACCCATGGCTGTGTTGAGCGCCAGCGTCAGCAGGGCGTCGCGGGTCACATCGGCCACATCGATACCGAGGTACGCCTTAAAGGTGGCGAGGCTGTTGTACACGGTCTCACCACCTTTTCGGCTATCCGCAGGTTGAGCAGTTATCCGCAGCTTAGCGGGTGGTCCGGCCCTTGCTCGCGTCGTCCGCGATGCGCTTCGGCGAGCCGTCCGGGGTAGCGGTCGACGCGGCGGACGGAGTGACGTCCTGCGGCGCCTCTTCGGCCTTCTCGGTGGCCGAGTCGAAACCCTCCTGAATCGCACGGGTCGTGCCCTCGTGTGCGTCGGCGATGGTCGGTCCCGAGTACTGCTCGGCCCGCGCCTGCGCCGCTGCCTGCTCGCCGAGCAGCTGCGGCCCGGGCGTCGCTGCCGGCGCGCCGTGCACCGAACTGCCCGCTGCCGCCCGGTCGGCCGCTGCGCGACGGTTGGCGTCGAGCTGCGCCTGCGCCTGCGGCGTGCCGTCCGGGATCACGTAACCCTCGTCGCCCGGAACGGGCCAGCTGCCGTCGTCCTGCTGTCGCGCGGCCTCGGTCGCAGTGTTCTTCTCGTCGCTCTTGCTCATCTGTCTGACCTTTCGTGATTGACGTCTGTGCTGCTCAGTATGCCCGCTGGCGGGCGCCCCTACTCGCCGACGATCTCGCCCGGCGCGGCGGTGCGTCCCGACTTGCGCGGCTCACGCCAACCGCCCGCGGGACGATCCTTGACGAGACCGGCCGCGCGGGCGCCCTCGTCGCTCACGATGGCCGGACCGGCGTGCGGATGCACGAGCACGCAATCGTCGTTTGTACAGCCAGGCTCGGTGCTGACGGGCACGACATCCTGCGTCTGCTCGACCGGGATATCGAGCATTTCGGCGAGCGCCTCTCGTGACGCGCTCGGCATCGGTTCTGGCGCGACCGCGGGCTCTTCGAGTGCCGGCAGCTGACCGCGGTAGTACTCGATCGTCTCGTCGACTTTCGCCATGAGTGCCTCGTCGCCCTCGGCCTCATACCGGGTGCGCTGCTGCTGCAGCGACTCGATCATGTTCTCGGCGAACGTCGGCACGACAATCTGATCGCGACCCGGCTTGGCCACGCCCCGTACCTCAATGATCTCTGGCATTACCTCTCCTGATGGTTGGCGAGCGGACGGGCGACCCGATCCGGCCCCGTAGGGTGGTTCGATCGGACCCGTCCGCTCACTGCCATGTTAGGACGTCTGACGCGCGATTGCGCCCGTCGTCGGGTAGGTAACGCTGAACTGGTTGACGTCACCGGGTGCGCCGGATACCGGCGTCCAGTTGGTCAGCACGAGGTTGCCGGTGTAACCCGGGTTGCTCGTCGAGCGCGCGGCCGAGGTCGCACGCACTTCGAACGCGACCGCCGCCGAGGCGATGAACAACGCCCACATTGTCTCGTCGAGCGACGCCACCGCCATGTCGTTATCAAGCATGAGGGCGAGATCGCCGCTCTTAAGACCGACGAGGTTCTCTTTGAAGCCACCCGACGCGAACGTCGTGATGTCCTTCGCCTCGCCCTGTACGGCGAGTTCCGAGCGAGCCACCCACTGCGAGCGGTCGACGGCGTTGATCGACGTGAACAGTGACGTCAGAATCATCTTTGCCATTGTCTAACCCCCTAACCTTTCTCCTTCGGCTAGGTGGCTTAGAACGTCGGCGGAACGAGGCCGACGCCCGCGAGCACGCTGATCGACTTCGGCAGCCGCGAGGCGTGAATCGCCGCGTAGTTGTACACGCGCAGCAGGACGGACAGCTGATCAGCCTTCGTCTCGCGGAACGCCTCCGATCGCAGGTTGCCCTCGTAGAGCAGGCTGTCGGTAGACCGAACGATGATCACCCGGTCCTCGTTCGTGCCGGCGCCGAGGTTGGTCGGGATGTTCGGGTCAACGAACACGGGCAAGCCCTGCATGGTGCCGACAAAACCCTGCGCGACGTTCGCGCCCTGGTCAGCCATGCCGTTCATCGCGCCGCCCGCGTACGGGACGACCAGCGGACGACCCTGCGTGTCGACGGCGGCGAGCAGCATCGCCCAACGCCGCGGGTGCATGAAGATCTTGTCGGCCGGCATGAATCGGTTCGTGTTGATCAGCTGGATACCGTTCGCGACCGCGGCGTAGAGGGCGGTCGCGGTGGTCGCGGTGAGCGCTGCGGCGTTCGTGCTGGCCACGTTCAGCAGGCCGAGCTTGCCGGCAGCGTTGTTGTTGATGACAAACGTGTCCAGCTTGATCGCGTAGTCCGCCGCGAGGTCCGCGAGCAGCACCTCATCCATGTTGATCGGCGACTGCTCGAGCAGCTGCACGGCGACGACCTGCTGACCCGCGATCGTGGCGACCGAAGCCGAGATGTTGTTGGTCGTCGCGTCCGTGTTCTGCACGGCCGTGTTCTGCGTGGCCTGCTCGGCGACCGCGGTACCGGTCGCGAGGCGCGGCAGGATGATTGTGTCCGTGCCCGTGGGCAAGGGCTGCTGCGCGATCTGATCGGCGATGATCCGCCCGGCGCGCGCGAGCTCGACGAACTGGTTGACGAGCCACACGGGCGGCACGAAGTCGCCGCCTGCGCCGTCGACGGTGGTCAGCGCGCGCACTTCCTGCTGATTGCGCTCGAGCCGCTCCATTGCGCCGCGGTGGCCCTCGCGCAGCAGGTTGACCGCCGTGAGGTCGCGGAAGTACGAGGCCTGTCCGCCGCGCTCGTAGGTAGTCGGTTCACGGGTGATGGTGGCGACGGCGTTCGGCGCACGCGCGGCGGCCGGGTTGCCGGCGGCGTTCGCGTTCGGGGCGGTCTCGCGCTGCGCAGCGTCCTCGGCGTCGCGACGGCGGATGTCGTCCTCGAGCGACGTGATCGCCCGAATACCGTTCTCGGACGCGGTACGCGCGGCGTCGCGCCGCTCGATCGCGGCGAGGGCGTCGGCCTCGGTCACGTTGGCGGCGTTGCTACGGATCGCCGTGAGGGCATCCTCCGCGACGACGAGTGCGGCGTCGAGCGACCGCTGCCGGGCTCGCGCCTGCTCAAGCATCTGCTCGAGAGTCATGGCTTTTCTCCTGATCGGTGGCATACGTGGGTATGCGCGTGTCGTCGATCAGGCGGCCGGCCAGAGGCGCTTACGCGGCAGTCGGTCTCGCGGGTACGTGCGAACGTGCTGATCGTCAGATTAGCAGATCATCCTTACACGATATGTTAGGTGTATGTTAGGGTGCTGGAGTGAACAGCGAGACGCCGACTCCGGTACGCGTGGTGAAACGTGCAGTCGTAATCGAGGGCTCGTACTGCAGCGGCGGTTACCGGCGCCGAGTTATCGGCTATTCGGTCGCGGTGATCCTGAGTGACGGTTCCGAAAAGACCTGCACACATGCCCACAAAAGTAACGACACGGCACGGAAGTGCGCGCAGACTATCGTAAACCAGATCAATCGCTCTCTACCGTGATTGTGCCAGCGCGACGAGGGTACGCACGCGCGCCGCGACCGCATCGCTGTCACGGGTAGCCGGCGTGCGGTTACCGCGCAGCGCGCCGTCGGTGTGCGGGTTGGCGCCGTAGCCGACGATCGCGACGTCGCCGCGATGGATATCGAACGCGTTGATCCGGTATTCCATATAGTCGGGCGACCACTGACCGGACGTGATCCGGAACGCGAACGACATTTCGGTGATCAGACCGCTGCTCAACTTCGGCGCGATGTAGCGGACGTCGTAATCCGCCGGATCTAGGTTGTCCGCCAGCACCGCCAGGCCGCTTGCCGGGCTGCCGTCGTCGTGCGTGTACGACTCGACCGATAGGCGCAGTAGGCGATCGGGTGCCACGGTCGACGCGATCCGGCGCAGCTGATCGTGTCCGAGGTTGAGCGTGGTATCGAGCGGCGGCGCGGTCTGCGCGAGAGTGACGTCGGCCGCGCCGTCGCTGACGATCTCGGTATACGGGCCGTACCAATCCCACATTTCGTACCCGCGCTCGAAAGCGGTCGCGTGACCGAAGAACTCAAGCGGACCCGTGAGATCGGTGCCACCATCCTTCGCCCGGATCTCGCAGCGCGCGGGCATGCGGACACCGCGGCCGGCGCCCTGCTGCTCGTCGCTGCGCCGCTGGCTCGGGCGCGAGTCGCGCCGGCTACCGACGTTGTGCTGCCGCTCGGAGGCGGCGCGTTCCATCAGTTCTGTGATGGTGCTCATGCTGCCGCTCCTATGGCTGGCTTCGTGGTATCCGGCGTTTTCTTTGGCGCCATCATCTGCAGTTGCGCGATGTCCTCGGGCGTGAGCGGCGGCCGATCCTGCTTGGCGCGCGCCTCGTCGGGCGTGAGCGTCCATGAGCCGATCTCGACCGCATCGAGCTGCGCCGACTTGAGCGGGTCGAGACGTAGCAGCGCCTTAGTGTTGATCTTGACGTACCGCGGTGAGGGCGTCAGCGTGCCGAGCGCATCCTCGCGTTCGTCGATGGCCGGCCCGAGTTTCATGATCAAGAATTGCAGGTTGCGCTCGGAAATATTCGCGTACGTGACGGACTGACCGGCAACCGCGCCGTCGATCAGATCGACCGGGCAGCCGTAGAAACGAGCGGTGTCGCTCACGGTGAACTGCTGGTGAGCGATCCAATCGTTTTGCGCGCTGACCGCCGTGATCGGCTTGAGCTCCCAGTCGGCGCCGCTGGCGAACACGTCGCCCGCCTTGACGCTGGCGCGGTAACGCTGCTTGATCACCTCGGCCTCGTTCGGGCTGACCGCTTTCGCCGTGTTCTTCAGGTGAGCCGCCGGCATGCCGCTGCCGCCGAACCACTCGAGCGCGAATTTCTGCGCGCTCAGGTACCCGCCAAGCGAATAGGCGGCGTACGCGGTCGGGCTGAGACCGACGTCGAGGCCGGGCAACGTGTGCGATTTCTCGTGCCAGACCTCCCACCAGTCGTACAGTTTGCCGCGAATGCGGTACTTGAGCACGCCCTTTTGCCGCAGCACCGAGACTTCGCCGAGCAGCACGAGCTCGATACGCGCAGGTATGCCCTTCGGCCAGCGCGCCGACTTGAGCCCGCTGAACTCCGTGACGAGACCGAACGCGTTGCCGGCCCGATCCTTGTCCATCTGCGTCGAGTACATCCATTCGCGCAGCGCGACGCCCGGATCGGCGTCGGTCGGGCCGGCGGGCGTGACGAGCACGGCCGGCTTACTCATCTCGACGCGCTGCCCGTCGCGATCGCTGTAGACGTCGATCGGGAACGAGGCGAGCAGCCCGGCGCGCAGATCGAGACACGCCCATGCGGCGCTGACCGAGAGTGCACTGTCCGGGTTGACGCGCACCGAGCCGTATCGGATACCGAGACTGCCGTTCGTGGGAATGGGCGGATCGGGCAGCCACGAGCGTTGTTCCGCGGGCCGCAGGCCGAGCGTCCTACGCCAGTCCATGCGGCCTCCGAGTCATGATGCCTAATATACCGATGACAGGACGTCGTAATCTTCGTCTGGCGGCAGTCTCTCAGACAGTTTGACATGCGCAAACCTCGCGAGGCTGGCGCCGCACACGGGTGAGATGTCTACCGAGGCGAGTCGGCGCCCCCATGCGAAGCCGTCGCCGAGCGGCCGAGCCTTGACGCCGGCTACCGCGGAGTCGAATTGCGGCTGCCCGAGATGGCGCAACGTCGCGTCGCGCACGGCGTCGCTGAACTGCGCCGCGCCTGCGGCAACTTCCTGCATGGTCGGGATGTAGAGACCGCCGCGATCCCACCTCTCGACCGTGATGAGGTAGCCATCAGGTCCATACGTCTCGA